TGTATCAGGGTTCTAATTCTCTGATTCAGGAAGGAGAACCAGAGAAACTTGGAACTCTTTTGAGTATATCCAATCCCATCACAGGGACAACGATGACATCGAATGATATATTTTATCCAATTATAAGTATTCGTCTAAAGTCTAGTAGTTTAACTGGTGTAATGCTTTTGAGATCATTGCAGGCAGCAACAAACGATAATACCAATGTTTATTGGAAACTTCTTTTGAATGCAACAAATACTGGCGGAACTTGGGTAAATCATCCAGATCCAAACTCTTTTATGCAGTACAATATTACTGAAACTGCAACAACAGGTGGAAGTGATCTCTTGAGTGGTTTTGTGATTGATGGTAATGGAACATTAGTTGATCTCGATATTAAAGCAGCACTTCAGTTAGGTAGAAGTGGTATTGGAACAATTAGTGATACTTATACTCTTGCTTGTGCAAGTCCCAACACTGGTAAAAAGGCACTTGCAGTTCTGAACTGGATTGAACAGAGGTAAATAAATTATGTCTGATAATGTATATCTTGGTAACCCCAATTTAAAAAAAGCAAATACACAGATTCAATTTACTGAAGAACAAATCATCGAGTTCTTAAAATGTAAAGAAGACCCTGTATATTTCGCAAAAAATTATATTAAGATTGTTTCTCTGGATCACGGTCTGGTTCCTTTTGAGATGTATCCATTTCAAGAGAAACTTGTAAAGAACTTCCACGAGAATAGATTTAATATCTGTAAGATGCCTCGCCAGACGGGTAAATCTACGACTTGTGTTTCATATTTGTTACATTATGCCGTATTCAACGATAACGTTAATATAGCTATTCTAGCGAACAAAGCATCCACGGCAAGAGACCTTCTTGGAAGACTACAACTTGCTTATGAAAACCTTCCCAAGTGGATGCAACAAGGTATTATATCTTGGAACAAAGGATCTTTAGAACTAGAAAATGGCTCCAAAATTTCATCTAACTCTACTTCGTCATCTGCTGTCCGAGGCGGATCCTATAATGTCATCTTTCTTGACGAGTTCGCTTTCATCCCGAATCACATTGCTGATGACTTCTTTGCCTCTGTTTATCCTACTATTTCTTCTGGACAAAGCACGAAGGTAATCATTGTATCTACACCACGCGGTATGAACCACTTCTACCGTATGTGGCATGACGCTGAACGCGGCAAGAACGAATATGTGCCCACAGATGTTCATTGGTCTGAAGTGCCCGGAAGGGACGCTGCGTGGAAGGAGCAGACGATTGCTAACACTTCTGAACAGCAGTTTAAGGTTGAGTTTGAATGTGAATTTTTAGGATCGGTTAATACTCTAATCAATCCAGCAAAACTGAGAAATCTTGTCTATGAAAATCCAATTAAAAGAAATGCTGGTCTTGATGTTTATGAACATCCAAAAGAAGAAAATAATTATCTAATCACAGTTGACGTTGCTCGCGGTTTGGGTAATGACTATTCAGCATTCATAGTTTTTGATATTACTAACTTTCCATATAAAGTAGTTGCAAAATATAGAAACAATGAAATCAAACCAATGCTATTTCCAAGCGTTATTCATGAAGTTGCAAAAGGTTATAATGATGCTTGGTTGTTAGTTGAAGTTAATGATATTGGAGATCAGGTAGCAAATATTTTACATTTTGATCTTGAATATGATAATGTTCTTATGTGTGCAATGCGTGGTCGTGCTGGACAAATTGTAGGGTCAGGATTTAGTGGTAAAAAATCTCAACTTGGTGTGAGAACTACTGCAGCAGTTAAAAAATTAGGGTGCTCTAACTTAAAAACTTTAATGGAAGATGATAAGTTATTAACTGTTGATTATGATATTATCTCAGAACTTACAACATTTGCACAGAAACACAATTCCTTTGAAGCAGAAGAAGGTTGTAATGACGATTTGGCAATGTGTTTAGTTATCTTCTCTTGGTTGGTTGCTCAAGATTATTTCAAAGAGATGACGGATAATGATGTTCGTAAAAGAATTTATGAGGAGCAGAAAAATCAAATTGAACAAGATATGTCGCCTTTTGGATTTATTTCCGATGGGTTAGATGATTTTGGCATTACTATTGATGAAGAGACTGGAGATCGATGGATATTTGCTGGACAAAAAAGTGAAAATAATCCACTTGAAGTTTGGAACGTGGATGAATATGGTGATCGTTCTTATATGTGGGAATATCATTAAATGGATTTAGATGATCAATTTGAAATAGAACATTTATTTTTATCAGAACGAAAATGTAGAACATGCAAAATAAGAAAAAATTTGATAGATGGTTTTTATAGAATTAGAAAAAATAATACAATTTCATCATCATATTCGTATGAATGTAAAGATTGTTCAATAAAAAGAGTTCAAGAATCTAGAAAAAGAAAACCATATTTAATTGAGTGGGAATATCCTGACTGGTAAAGTGTTCATGCATCGTTTTCCCATTGTAAATACCCGTTTTCATAAATATTTCTAGAATAATTCTGGATAGCACGGAGAATAAAGATGCCGCTAAATTTAGCATCTCCTGGAATTGTAGTAAAGGAAATTGATTTAACACTTGGAAGAGTATCTCCTTCGTCAAATAAAGTTGGTGCAATTGTAGCACCATTTGCAAAAGGACCAGTAGACTCTCCAACTTTAGTAGAAAATGAAAATGATTTATTGATTAATTTTGGAGAACCATATGCAACTGATAAGCATTATGAGCATTGGTTAACTGCTTCGTCATATCTTGCATATGGTGGATCTCTTAGAGTTGTAAGATCGGACGATCAAGAATTAAAAAATGGATTCGTTCCAACAACTGTGGGTGCAGCTGCTAGTGTAAAAATTAAAAGTTTAGATCATTATGAATCACTACAATATGATGAAAATACTCTTACAGGTGTTGTTGTTGCAGCACGAAATCCAGGTTCTTGGTCAAATGGTTTAAGAGTAGCAATTATTGATGGTAAAGCAGATCAAACTTTAACCGGAATTAATACTAGTGAAGTAGCAACCTTTACGGTACAAACTACTAAAACACCAAACTTAGGAGTCACTACTGATAGAGTAACAGGTATTACTACAACTGGTATTAGTGTTGGACAAGTTATAAGAACTCCTGCAATTAGTGGAATTTTCCCAGAAAATACCACTGTATTAGAACGAGGAGTCAGTACAATTGTATTTTCAAATACTTCATTAAATGTAGATCAACTAACACTGAATATTCAGTTTGGAATATCATCAACTACATCAGCTCCACTTCAAATTGGTTATGGAGTCGAACAGTCTGTAGCAGGTAGAGTTAATCCTGGCATAGGCACTACAGCAATTTTAAATGGTTATCTAAAAGGTATAATTACGGGTGTTGGAGCATCTACAATTGATGTTAAAGTTCTTTCTCATGTTTCCGCTGCTGGAACAGAGACTCAAGTAGATTATCAACCATCAGGTGTTTGGGCATTTTCTAGTTCTGGAACTGTTGGTATTCATACTAATGATCAGGCAGTTGCATATGGAACAACAACATATTCTGCGAGTAGAGATTGGTTTGATCAGCAAACCATTGGGTTAACAACATCATCTTCAATTAATTGGAATACTGTTGCACAAAGACCTGGAACTTCTGCTTTTGCTGCTGCAAGAAACTCAAGATTTGATGAGGTTCATGTGGTTGTTATTGATGCTCTTGGAACAGTAACTGGTAATGCAGGTACAATTGTTGAAAAGCACTTATCACTTTCAAAAGGAAAAGATGCAGAATTTTCTGTAGGAAGTCCATCTTACTGGAGAAAATATCTAGTAAATAATTCACAATACATTTTTGGATTAAATCAACCATCAGGTATTGTAACTACTGGTTACAGTTCTGGTTTTACTCTTGCATCTGATAATGACTGGAATCAAGAAACTGATGGTATTATTTTTGGAGCAACAGGATCCTCAACGAGTGTTCTTTCTGGTGGTTTAGATTACAATCGAAAAGCAGGTATTGGAACTACTGGATCTTTAACAGCATCACTATCAGAACTTTCTGATGGATATGATCTTTTTGAAAATACAGAAAACTTTAAGGTAGATTTTCTCCTTATGGGGTCTGCTGCATATGATATTACAACTGCTCAGGCTCTTGCTAACAAATTAATTTCTGTTGCAGAGTTAAGAAAAGATGCAATTGCATTTATTTCACCATATAGAGGTGCTGCACTTACAGATACATCAACAGATACAGCAGTAAACATTTATTCTGCTACAGATATTACTGATAAAGTAATAGAATTCTATGCACCAGTTTCCTCTTCTTCATACGCTGTATTTGATAGTGGATACAAGTACATGTATGATAGATTCTCAAATACATTCAGATATGTTCCATTAAATGGCGATATTGCTGGTCTTTGTGCTCGTAATGACATTAATAATTTTGCATGGTATTCGCCAGCAGGAACAACAAGAGGTGCGATCTTAAATGCAGTTAAGTTAGCATATAATCCATCAAAAAATCAAAGAGACAGACTTTATTCTAATAGAGTTAATCCTGTCATTTTCTCACCTGGATCTGGAATTGTTCTCTTTGGTGATAAAACTGGTCTTGCTAAAGCATCTGCATTTGATAGAATTAACGTCCGTCGTCTATTTGTTTATCTTGAAGATGCAATTTCTCAAGCAGCGAAAGATGCACTTTTTGAATTTAATGATGAAATTACAAGAACAAACTTTGTAAATACAATTGAACCTTTCCTACGTGATATTCAATCTAAGAGAGGTATTTTTGATTATGTCGTGATTTGTGATGAAACAAATAACACTGCTGCTGTGATTGATAATAATGAATTTGTTGCGGACATTTATGTCAAACCAGCAAGATCAATTAACTTCATTGGTCTGAATTTTGTTGCCACCAAGACTGGTGTTGATTTTGAAGAAGTAATCGGAAACTTTTAATTTAGAGGTTTAAAAAACTATGGCAACTAGACAACAATTAAATCCACCTCCCCTAAGAAAGATTACTGACTTCAAAAGTAAGTTAACTGGTGGTGGTGCAAGAAGTAATCTTTTTGAAGTTGTTCTTTCATTTCCCGATATTGCACCTGCAGATACTAATGTTCTTGATAAAGCAAGATTCTTAGTTAAGGGTGCAAACTTACCGGCATCTAATGTGGCAGCAATTGATGTTCCCTTTAGGGGAAGAACTTTGAAAGTCGCTGGAGACAGATCTTTCGAAAGTTGGACTGTGACAGTTATCAATGATACCGATTTTGCAATCCGTTCCGCTATGGAAAACTGGATGAACAAAATTAACAGAGTTTCTGATAATACTGGCGAAACCGATCCAACTGCATATACTGCAGATGCTTTTGTTTATCAACTTGATCGTGATGGATCAACTTTGAGAGCATATCATTTCTATGATATTTTCCCAACTTCTATCGGTGCAATTACTCTTGATTACAATACTAGTACAATTCAAGAATTTACTGCAGAGTTCCAAATTCTCTGGTGGGAAGCAATGAAGGGTAATTCACCTGCAGCAGGTGGAACAGACATCAACTAAATAAAATATACAAGCAGTCTAAAATTATAAAATGGCGAAACTTTTTGGTTTTTCGATTGAGGATAATGTAAAAAAATCGAAATCTGTTGTTGCCCCCGTTCCTCCCAGTAATGAGGACGGGGTTGACTATTTTATTCAGTCTGGATTTTATGGACAATATGTAGATATTGAAGGTGTTTACAGAACAGAGTACGATTTAATTCGTCGTTATCGTGAAATGGCACTTCATCCAGAGTGTGACAGTGCAATTGAAAACATTGTTAATGAAGCAATTGTTAGTGATCTTTATGATTCTCCTGTTGAGATTGAACTTTCAAATTTGAATGCAAGTGATAGATTGAAAGATGTTATTAGAGCAGAATTTAAATATATTAAAGAAGTCATGGACTTTGATAAAAAGTGTCATGAAATTTTCAGAAATTGGTATATTGATGGTAGACTATTTTATTTAAAAGTCATCGATCAAAAAAATCCTGAGGCAGGAATTCAGGAAATTAGATATATTGATCCAATGAAAATGAAACATGTCCGTCAGGAAAAAAAGACGGAAAATGGATTAAATGGATATAGAAATTTAAATTTAAGAACTGGAAATGATGCTGATCAATTCAACTTTCCAGAAATTGAGGAGTATTTTGTATATACTCCTATGCCAAATTTCCCAACGGGGACAATCAGTGGTGGTTCAAAAAAAGGAATCAAAATCGCAAAAGATTCTGTAACTTATTGCACATCGGGTTTAGTAGATAGAAATAAAGGAACCGTTCTTTCATATCTTCACAAAGCAATTAAAGGACTCAATCAGTTAAGAATGATTGAGGATTCTCTTGTAATTTATAGACTATCTAGAGCTCCAGAACGTAGAATATTCTACATTGATGTAGGAAATCTTCCAAAAGTAAAAGCAGAACAGTACCTCAAAGAGGTTATGTCTCGCTATAGGAATAAACTTGTTTATGATGCTAATACAGGCGAAGTTCGTGATGATCGTAAATTTATGAGTATGCTTGAAGATTTTTGGCTTCCAAGAAGAGAAGGTGGTAGAGGGACTGAAATTACTACTCTTCCCGGTGGACAAAATCTTGGAGAACTTTCGGATATTGAATACTTCCAAAAGAAACTTTATAGAGCACTTGGAGTTCCAGAAACAAGAATTGCTGGTGGTGGTGATGGATTTAATTTAGGTAGATCATCAGAAATTCTTCGTGATGAATTAATGTTTTCTAAATTTGTTGGAAGACTTAGAAAAAGATTTGCTAATCTTTTCAATGATATTCTTCGCACTCAGTTACTTCTTAAGAACATTGTTTCTCCAGAAGATTGGGAGAAGATGAGTGATCATATTCAATATGATTTCTTATATGACAATCATTTTGCAGAATTAAAAGAAGCAGAATTATTAACAAATCGCTTGACTCTTGCAACAACGATTGAACCATACATTGGCAAATACTATTCTACTGAGTATGTTCGTAAGAAAATTCTTCGTCAAACAGATTCTGAAATTATTGAGATTGATCTTCAAATTGAAGATGAAATTGCTAAGGGCATTTTACCAGATCCAAATGCTCCTGTTGATGAAATGGGTAATCCCATTCCTCAAGATCAAGCACAAGGAATAGAACAAGGTGTTAGTGGAGAAGTTCCACTTGAACCAACTGTAAATGCTACAGCAGTAGAAATACCAGAACCCAAAGGTGGGAAGATATAAATAATCTTATAATTATAAACTAAATTTTATGGAAGAACTTATCGATTTGATTGCAACTGATGGAGCACCTTCAGATGTTTCCACCAAAATTAAAGAATTACTATATGCTAAAGCTTCTGAAAGAGTAGATTCTGCTCGTCCAGAAATTGCAGCGATGATGTTCGGTGATGCCGATCAAATAGGAGATGAAGAATAATGGCAATTAAAGTTGTCCAAAATGTAAATAGAATTTCTCCAACAGTTTCTGTTGCTGCAACAAGTAATCCAATTGCTTTAAAGAGTGGTTATATCAGAGTTGCTGCTGGATTAACCGCAGTTTATGTTGAAACTGGAGGTAATCCCACAGTAACAACGAACTCTTTTTATATTTCCCCATATGCTAATGAAGTTTTAAAAGAGAGAATAGCTAGACAAAGAATATCTGGGATTACAACTGGAACAAGCACAGTAATCAGTCTTCCAGAAAATGCAGGAAATCCATTTTTGATTGGGGACTATGTAACAATTGAAAATGCTCAACCAGCTGGAATTAATACTGTCCATCAATTGATTACAAATTTAACTGAATCTAGTGTTACAATCTCAGCAAATACCTCATCAGTTGTTGGAGTAATTACTGTTACTGATGCGACCCTATCAAGAAGTGTAAAAGTTGCGGCACTTGCAGATGGAGCAACGACAAATATTAGTATTACCGAAATAGTTCAACTAGTTTCCGAATAAAAATGAAACTCATCACAGAAGAAGTATCACAAGTAAAATTCATCACCGAAGGAAAAGGTGCTGATAAAAAAATGTTTATTGAAGGTATTTTCCTTCAGGGTGACATTTGTAACCGTAACGGAAGAATGTATCCTATGGAAACTCTTTCCAGAGAGGTGAAAAGATACACGGAAGCATTTGTCAATAAAGGTCGTGCTCTTGGAGAACTTGGACATCCTGATGGTCCAACTGTAAATCTTGATCGTGTTTCTCACAAGATTGTTTCTCTTACTTGTGAAGGATCAAATTTTAGAGGTAAGGCACAACTTCTTGAAACGCCAATGGGTAAGATTGCAAAATCTCTTATTGGTGAGGGAGTTTGTCTTGGTGTTTCTTCTCGTGGTGTTGGTTCACTAAAGATGACCAATGAAGGTCATAAAATTGTTGGTGAAGATTTCATGCTTGCGACTGCTGCTGACATTGTTGCCGATCCTTCTGCACCTGATGCTTTTGTGCAAGGAATTATGGAAGGAAAAGAGTGGGTTTGGGAAGGTGGAATTCTTCGTGAAAAACTTGCCGAACAGACTCAAAGAAGAATTAATACTCTCGTTGATCAAAGAAAACTTGAAGAGCATAAACTCAATCTTTTCAACGATTTTCTTTCAAATCTATAATTTATAAATAAATATAGATTATATCCAAATATCTAAACAAATGTCCGTTGGTAGAAATTTACAAGAAATGGAAAACGTAGTAACCAAAGGGGCTGCACCTGCCGAACCAATGCAAACTGGAACTGGAGCCATTACTCCAGGTCAAACTGGCGCTTGGGAAGATTTAGGTGGTCCTACTCCAGAAAATTATCGTCCAGATGACGATTCCGCTGCACTTAAAACACCTGGATCAACTCTTGCTCAGGTAAGAAATGTAGTTAATGCTAAAGCAGCTGCTGCTGAACCCATGAAAACCATGGCTGCAGAAGAAACTGAAGAGGATGAGGATCTTGTCGATGAAGAAGAACTCGACGAAGATGAAGAGGTAGTTGCTGAAGGCAAGAAAGGCAAGAAGCACGAAGAAGAGGAAGAAGAAGAGGAAGAAGAAGAGGAGGAAGAAGAAGAAGGTGGTAAGAAAAAAGGTAAGAAGAAAATGGAAGAAGAGTTTGACATCGAAGAAGATGTCAACGCTCTCCTTGCTGGTGAAGAGCTTTCTGAGGAATTCCAAGAGAAAGCCCGCACCATCTTCGAAGCTGCTATTCGTTCAAAAGTTTCTGAAATTAAAGAAGAACTTCAGCAAACTTATGAAAATGCACTTATTGAAGAAGTTCAGTTTATCAAAGAAGAATTAACTGAGCGTGTAGATACTTATCTTGAGTACGTTGCCGACGAGTGGATTCAAGAAAATGCACTCGCTATCGAGCACGGTCTTAAGACTGAAATGACCGAATCATTCCTTCAAGGAATGAAGAGTCTTTTTGAAGATCATTATGTTTCAATCCCTGAAGATAGATATGATGTTATCGAGAGTATGGTAGATAAACTTGATGAAATGGAAGAAAAACTCAACGAGCAAATCGAAAGAAACGTTGCTCTCAATAGAAGATTAGCAGAGTCAGTTGCTGATGTAATTTTTGCAGATGTCGCTGAAGGTCTTGCACTTTCTCAGAAAGACAAACTCGCTTCTCTTGCCGAAAATGTTGAGTTTGATAGTGAAGCAAACTATCGTGAGAAACTGGTAACTCTGAGGGAATCATATTTCCCAACAAATACTGGTACTCAAAGAGATTTCTCTGAGAACCTATCTGAAGAAGTGTCGCATGATGGATCTGAATTAACTTCAGTTTCCCCTGTCATGGAAGCATATCTTCAAACTCTCAGTAGAGTCGCTAAAAAGTGATTTTTATATAATATAGTCAAACAAAACTTTTTAAAGAGGTAATTCCCAATGCAGATGTACAACTCCGAATATCTGCAGGAGAAGTGGGCACCAATCCTTGATTATCAAGGAATGGATCCAATCAAAGATTCACATCGTAGATCGGTAACCGCTATCCTGCTCGAAAACCAAGAAAGAGAACTTCGTGAAGAGCGTTCATTCCTTTACGAAGCATCCCCAACCAACTCTGCCGGTACCGGCGGTTTTGGTGGTAGCGCATCAAATACTACAGGTTCACCTGTTGCTGGTTTCGATCCAGTTCTGATCTCACTGATCAGACGTTCAATGCCCAACCTGATCGCTTATGATCTGTGCGGTGTTCAACCAATGAATGGTCCTACTGGACTCATCTTCGCAATGCGTTCACGTTATCAGAATCAATCTGGAACTGAAGCATTCTACAACGAAGCTGATTCTGCATTCTCTGGTCAGAATAACTCCCGTAACCTCAATGCAGGATTCATCGATGGAGCTGTTGGTTTAGGTACTACAACTCAAGATAGCAACCGCAACCCAGCACTTCTCAGCCCAACTGATCAATCAACTAACGCTGCTGCTGGTGCTAACCAGTATAACGTTGGTGAAGCAATGACCACTGGTAATGCTGAAGCACTTGGCGACGGCAATACCAACTACTTTAACGAGATGGCTTTCTCAATCGAGAAGCTCACCGTTACTGCTAAGTCACGTGCTCTGAAAGCTGAGTACTCACTCGAACTTGCACAAGACCTGAAGGCAATTCACGGTCTGAATGCAGAAGCTGAGCTTGCAAACATCCTCAGCACTGAGATCCTCGCTGAAATCAACAGAGAAATCATCCGTACCATCTATAAGATTGCTGTTCCTGGTGCTCAGGTTAACACTGCAACCCAAGGTACTTTTGACCTTGATGTTGACTCTAACGGTCGTTGGTCGGTTGAGAAGTTCAAGGGTCTCATCTTCCAAATCGAGCGCGATGCAAACGCAATTGCACAGCAAACTCGTAGAGGAAAGGGTAACACTATCCTGTGCTCGGCAGACGTTGCTTCAGCACTAACCATGGCTGGTGTTCTCGATTACACCCCTGCACTTAACGCTAATCTGAACGTTGATGATACTGGCAACACCTTTGCTGGTGTCCTTCAAGGTAAGTACAGAGTCTATATTGACCCATATTCGGCAAACGTTGCTGCTAACCAGTTCTACGTTGTCGGTTATAAGGGCACCTCGCCTTACGATGCAGGTCTCTTCTACTGCCCATACGTACCTCTCCAGATGGTACGTGCTGTTGGTGAGCAAACCTTCCAACCAAAAATCGGATTTAAGACTCGTTATGGAGTCGTTAACAATCCATTTGCTAAGGGAGCTACTGCTCCAGATGCAACAAGTGGTAACATTGCTACCAACTCTAACGTATACTACAGAAGAGTTAAGGTTTCAAATCTTATGTGATTTCGATTCACATATCCATCAGACCCCCGCAAGGGGGTCTTTTTTTATCTAAATAAAAATAAAAATAATGGCGACTACGAACGCATTTGCAAATCAAATCCAAAACAGGAATTTTTTATCTCCAGTTGGATTTAAATTCACGTTGTCAAAAGAACCAAAGGTAGCGTTTTTTTGTAATAATGCACAAATTCCACAAATTACATTAGGAACTGAATTGCAATCAAACTATTTGAAAGATATTGATGTTCCTGGCGATAAAATTACATATGAAGATTTTACAATAACATTTTTAATTGATGAAAAATTGCAAAATTATATGGCGATTCACAATTGGATTACAGGACTTGGATTTCCAGAAACAGCAGAGCAATATAAAAATTTAACCACAAATGAGGATAATTTAAGAGATTCAAAGGAAGCATTCAGTGATGGAAGTTTATATATTCTTAACAGCAATTACAATACGAGTGCTATTGTAAAATTTAAAGACTTATTTCCAGTTTCTTTATCATCGTTAGAATTTAATTCAACTGCCACAGATATTCAATACTTTACAGCACAGGCGTCTTTCAAGTATACTGTGTATAATATCCTTTCCTCTGACGGTAGAACTCCCTTATGAATCTTGATGAAATCCAGGAGATGTGGCAGAGAGATTCTGTTATCGACCCTGATAACTTACATGATGAATCTTTAAAAATTCCTCAACTTCACGCAAAGTATTATACCATCTACAATACAATTACCCTACTTAGAGAAAAGGCAAGAGAGACCTATAGTAAGGTGAGACTTGAGAGATACAACTACTACACGGGAAAGGCACCAGCAGAGGTCTATGAGGAAGATCCTTTCCCATATAAAGTCAGAGATAAAGAAGCACTACAGAGGCACCTGGATGCCGATGAGAGGTTGAATAAAATTGATCTCAAGATTCGATATTATGACATTATGCTTAAGTTTCTTGAAGAAGTAATTAAGTGCATATCAAATAGAACATTTCAAATCAAGAACGCAGTGGAATGGCACAGATTCCAGGCAGGGTTTAATTAATCGAAATAAATATTCATAACTGATATGTTATGAATGTCACATTTGATTATCTCAAAAAAGAATGAGGTATATCTTCAGGTTGAAGCAGAACCACACGTCTACTATGAATTAAGAGACGCATTTCAATTTGAAGTTCCGAATGCCAAGTTTGCTCCCGCTTATAAAAATAAGTGGTGGGATGGATTCATTTATCTGTTTAATGTCAATACGCAAGAAATATACGTTGGTTTATTAGATAAACTCATAAGATTTTGTGAACAACACAACTACACTTATGAGTTTAGAAATAACAAATATTATGGTCTCCCATTTGAAGTCAATGATATGATTTCAAAAGAAGGAGTTAAAGACTATATGACTTCTATTTGCAAGTATGCTCCCCGCGAATACCAAGTTGAGGGAGTATACGACGCTTTAAAACATAATCGAAAGTTGTTGATATCTCCAACTGCTTCTGGAAAGTCGTTGATGATATACTCGATTGTGAGATATTACGTTGAGAAAGGACAAAATATTCTGATAGTCGTTCCGACGACATCCCTTGTAGAGCAGATGTATAAAGACTTTGCAGATTATGGGTGGGACGTGGGTTCATACTGCCACAAGATCTATGCGGGAAAAGAAAGAGAAACGGATTCTCAGGTGATCATTACAACCTGGCAGTCCATCTACAAACTTCCCCGACAATATTTCTCAAGATTTAATGTGGTCGTTGGAGATGAAGCACACCAGTTTAAATCAAAGTCATTAGTATCTATAATGACAAAACTTTCTGATGCAAAATATCGTTACGGTTTTACAGGAACATTGGACGGTACACAAACACACAAATGGGTTCTGGAAGGTTTATTTGGTCCTTCTTATAAAATCATCAGAACAGAAGAACTGATGCAGAAAGGTCACGTTGCCAAACTTGACATCAATATACTTCTATTGAAACACTCACCACATAAATTTGAAAACTTTGAAGAAGAAGTCCAATATATTATCAATCATGAGAAACGTAATAAATTCATCAGAAACCTTGCACTTGATCTCAAAGGAAATACTTTAATTCTATTTTCCAGAGTCGAAGGTCACGGACAACCTTTATACGACCTCATAAATAATAGCACCGTCGAACAACGCCACGTATTTTTTGTGCATGGTGGTGTTGATACAGAAGACCGAGAAAAAGTTAGAGAAATTACTGAAAAAGAAAACAACGCTATCATCGTTGCTTCTTATGGAACTTTCTCTACTGGTATTAACATTAAAAATCTACACAATGTTATCTTTGCTTCTCCATCAAAGTCAAGAATCAGAAATCTTCAATCAATCGGAAGAGTTCTAAGAAAAGGTGACAATAAGACCAAAGCAACTTTATATGATATTGCCGATGATATCAGTTATAAGTCAAGAAAGAATTATACACTCAATCACTTAATCGAAAGAATCAAAGTTTATAATGAAGAAAATTTCAATTATGATATTGTAAACATACCGCTAAAGAACTGATGGGAGAAGAGTTTTACGCAATTATTAAACTAGTATCAGGAGAAGAAATTCTATCATTAGTTATGATAGATGAAAATGATGGAGATCCTGTAGTTGTTCTTCAAAATCCTGTTACAGTGAAATCATTTAATAATCAATATGGAATGCATATTAAAGTTAAATCATGGATTGAAATGTCAGATGATGATTTTTTTATAATTAGACTTGATAAAATTATTACAATGACTGAAACTAAAGATGAAAATTTGATTTATATTTACAATAATTATATTGAAGATAGTGATACATCTGATGTTTATAATCCTTCTGGTAAGATCAAACTATCACAGAAGATGGGTTATATCTCTTCTGTTGAAGATGCTCGTAAGAAACTTGAAAGAATCTTTAAAGGTCTTAAAGAAAGCTAGATTCTCATCTTCAACGGAGACAAACCTAGTCTACACATATTTTTATATCTTGTCAAGCCCACTTAAAATGTGTTATAATAAACAAAAGTTATTATAAATGAGTCCAATGTTATGTCCAAGAAAAAAACTGAACATTATGTAAATAATAAAGAACTATTAGAAGCACTTGTAGTTTATCGTTCTAAAGTCGAAGCAGATTTTTTTAAAAAGAATGCACGAAATCCAACTAGAGAGGATCGTGCAAAGCAGTGGGAAGGTAAACCACCAATTCCAAATTATCTTGGTGAGTGTTTTCTAAAGATTGCGACTCATTTATCATACAAACCAAACTTCGTCAACTATATGTTCCGAGAGGATATGATTTCTGACGGAATTGAGAATTGTGTCCAATACATTCACAACTTTGATCCAGAGAAGTCCAAGAATCCTTTTGCCTACTTTACTCAGATTATTCACTACGCATTTCTGAGAAGGATTCAAAAGGAAAAGAAACAACTGGATATTAAGACAAAAATTATTGAACGCACTGGGTTTGATGAGGTGATGATGGTTGACGACAGCTTGCTTTCTGGGCACAGTTCGGAGTATAATTCCATTAAAGACGCCATCCAATACCGCAATAAATGAAGGTAGCAATTATTACTGATAGTCACTACGGTGCCAAAAAAGGGTCTAAACATCTTCACGATTATTTTGAACTCTTTTACAAGAATGTATTTTTTCCTGCCCTTGAAGAAAACAATGTAGAGGCAGTCATTCATATGGGCGATGCTTTTGATAGTCGCAAGTCAATTGATTATCAAAGTCTTGAGTGGTCAAAAAGAGTTGTGTTTGACCATCTTAAAAAGTATGATGTACATATGATTATTGGAAATCATGACACATACTATAAATCAACTAATAGTGTGAACTCTCCTGGTCTTCTTCTTCAGACTTATTCAAACATTAAGACTTATAGTGAAGCAACGGAAGTTAGTATTGGTGGACTCAAGATTTTGTTCTTGCCTTGGATCAACCCAGAAAATCAAGAACAAACTTTTAAGCAAATTAAAAAGACCAAAGCAAAAGTTGCAATGGGACACTTAGAACTTCAAGGGTTCCGTGTTAATCGCAATTTGATTATGGAGGAGCATGGACTGGAAGCAGATATTTTTAAGAACTTCACAAAAGTATTTTCTGGACATTACCATACTCGTTCTGACAATGGATCTATCTTCTATCTTGGTAATCCTTATGAAATGTATTGGACTGATGTAAATGATACTCGGGGATTTCATATCTTTGATACTAAAACCTTAGAGCACACTCCAATTAATAATCCTTATAAATTATTCTATAACATTTATTATGAGGATACACCCTACCAATTGTTTGATACTACAGAGTATGAAAACAAGATTGTAAAAGTGATCGTTCGTAAAAAATCTAAACCAAAGGATTTTGAGAAGTTTATTGACAAACTTTATACGGCAGGAATTCAAGATCTCAAAATCGTAGAAAACTTTGATATTCAAGAGAACGAAGATTTTGAGGTTGATGAAGAAGAAAATACAATGTCTATTCTGAATCGTTACATTGACGAAGCAGAATTTGAATTTGATAAAAACATTATCAAAGGTATTTTTCAAGATCTTTATCGACAAGCTTGCGAGGTAGAATAAAATGTTTCTCCTTACTCTCAAAGATAGAAAAGACGATGGTGCATATGCTGTCCAAGACCAATACGGACATAAAGTTTTATTTCTTTTTGAGGATGAGGATGATGCTACCCGTTATGCTTTGATGCTAGAAGACCAAGAAGAAACTGAAATGGACGTGGTTGAGGTTGATGACGACCTTGCCATAAAGACGTGCAAGATGTATAATTACAAGTATGCTGTGATCACTCCTGACGATATCGTAATTCCTCCTAAAAATGTTGCTATTTCACAAGATTAGATATAAAAACTTTCTCTCATCTGGGAATCAATGGACAGAGATTGACTTTGAAAAAAATAATACAAATCTGATTATCGGTACAAATGGTGCAGGCAAAAGCACTTTACTTGATGCTCTGACATTTGCTTTATTCAACAAACCATTTCGAAAAATCAATAAACCTCAATTGGTTAATACTACCAACGAAAGAGATTGTTTGGTTGAGATTGAGTTTTCGGTCAATAGTCGTGATTATCTTGTTCGTCGTGGAATCAAACCTAATGTCTTTGATATTGAGGTGAATGGTGAAGCACTTCATAAAGAAGCAGATGATCGTGCAAATCAGAGAATCCTTGAAGAGAATATTCTTAGGGTAAATTATAAATCATTTACACAAGTTGTTATTCTTGGTAGTAGTACTTTTGTTCCTTTTATGCAACTTCCGACAGCACATCGTCGTGAAGTGATTGAAGATCTTTTGGACATTCGTATCTTTTCTGCGATGAACAATCTCATCAAAGATAAGATTCGTACTCAGAAAGATCAGGTCAAGTCTCTTGAGTTGCGTAAAGAAAATCTCAAGGATAAGATGAAGATGCAGCAAAACTTCATTGAAGAACTTGAGAATCGTGGTAATGCCAATATCAATAACAATAAAGAAAAGATTGCCAAATTAGATTCTGAAGTTGGTAATTATATGTCTGAGAATGACAAAACTGAGGAAGAGATTGCCAAGTTCACTAAAGAACAGGAAGAAGTCGTTGGTGCTGGAGATAAGGTAGTAAAGCTTAACAATCTAAAAGGTAAGATCTCGCAGAAAGTATCGGTAATTACTAAAGAGCATAAGTTTTTTACTGAGAATACGGTCTGCCCTACCTGTACTCAAACGATTGAAGAAGAGTTTCGGTTAAATAGAATTACAGACGCTCAAAATAAAGCAAAGGAACTCCAGAAAGGTTATCAAGACCTGGAAGAGACTATAAAAATAGAACAGGAGAGAGAGCGTCAATTCATTGCACTTT